GTGGCTAGGCCAGTCAGCGCGTTACCGGAAATCAGCGCAGCGTCAGCTGCAATATCGCCAATGTTGCCGCTCAGTACCGGACGCTCGCCTTTACCGAGTGCACGCTGCAGCTGCTTGTTGTTAGCCAGAGCTTTTTGCTCAGCTGCCAGTGAGTCCTGCTTGTCAGCTAACTGTCGGTTCTGGACTTCATTGCCATAAGGATTGACCTCAGGCTCAGCCGACTGCATTCGCGTCAGCTGCTCATCGTCAACCTGGATCCAGTCGCCGTTCTCGTCAATAATCCAGGGCATCAGCCGATCCTCCGCTTGTAATCCCAGGTGCCGGCTCGTCTTCGTTGATCGAGCAGCAACCGGGAGTAGTTATTGCCAAAGCCGGCCGCGGCTAATCGCGAGGTGCCGGGGATAAAGAAGGAATCAGCACGTGCTTTAGCGATGGCTTCGATGGTCAGACCCTGCTGCACGAGCTGCGGGATCTTGCTGATTAAGCCACCTTCGCCTGTTGCGGCTTGCGGTGCCTGAACCAAGAGGTCTTGCAGGTTGAACATCAACCGCTCGTAACCAGCAGTGCCAGGCTGCAGACCAGATGCTCTTAGAGCGGGAGCGAATCGGTTGATCGTCTCCTTATTGATTTGCCGCACCCAATAAGCGTCAGCCTGACTGGGCGAGGCAAAGCCTTGCTGGGCCGAGAACGTCCCTTGATTCCGTGCACTGTTGCCTGGATCAACATGACTGCGATAAGCAGCAGTGAAGTTGCCGTTCTTGTCACGAGTGCCTTCATTGATCCCGATCAAGACGGCATTGGGGTGGTTACTGTCCCGCATCATTAGCGGTGCAGGTGGAACAGGCTTGGTTGCCACTACCTGAGGCATTGGCGGTGTGCTGACTGTGTACTTAGCGCCATCGCTTTGGCTTCCAGTACCGCTACCCCAGATACGAGAGAACAAAGCCCAGTTGGACTGGTTGATGACGCGAGCCAGCTTCTCGTCGCCTTGGTCGTTAGAGGTTTGCTGAACGGGATAGGGATCAACACCAGGCCCGGTCAGAGCTTCCAAGGCCAACACCTGTCCCTTAGGCGCTTCGCCTTCTTCAGAGCGCACAGGTTGAGCAGCTGATTCTTCGCTTACTTCTTCCGGAAACATGCCGCGGACTGTCTGCAAGCCACGATCCAACAGAGCAAGAGCGCCATCGGAATAACCGCGGGGGTCAATCATCCCGAGTCCGCCGAAGCCACCACGCTGAATATTGTCCAGCCGACCTTCTCTAATCCGTTCCTGCCGCTGCTGGTTCTGCTGCTCCCTCTCTTCCCGTTGCGGATCGATGGCATCCAGGTAAGCGTTACGTGCTCCCTTGGGAAACAGCTGCTTGCCGTCTTGGCCAAGGTTCTTTTGTAGCTTCTCCAGATAGCTGAGATACCAATTAGAGACTTGGCCGTAATACACCTTGTCAGTGGCTTTTAGACCATTGGCCTGGCGGTACAGCTCAAGGACATTGGTGCCGGCAAAGACACTCTCGACATCAGAACGCTCTGCGCCATCAGCCATGTTCTTCTGGATTTGAGCAAGGTTGTCTGTTGCTTGATCCTGGATAGTGTTGAAGTTGCCGGTCTCTGTACCACCCTTGGTGAAGTCGGCCATCAGCTCGATATAAGCCTCGTCTTGGATATCTCTCCGCTCTTTCTTGAGGATGTCCATGATCTCTCTCTCGTTCTTCCCTTCCTGGCGGAGACCATCCGCCCGCTGAGTAATCAGCTGAGCCTCTTTGGCTTGGAGCAACGCATCAACTTGCTTCAGGCTGCGACCGCCCAGAGTGTTGGAGTTTTTCATGAACGTGCTGAGCTCTTGCGCCAAGAACCCGCGGTAGCCAGTGCCTGACTGCAGCAAGCCGTTAACTGCAGCATCAGCGTCGTAATCCTTAGTCTCTTGCTTCAGTGCACGCCTAATCAGCTCGGCGTTAGCTCCGTTCTTTGCGGCAAGCTGTAAAACCGCAGCACGGAAATCATCGCCACTGAGCTCACCGCTTTGCTGCTTGGCCTCCAGCTCCAGCAAATCAAGCTGGGTTTGCTTAGTTAATGCCTCGTCAGCAGTGCCCTGCTGCGCATTGATCCTGCTCGTATAGCTATTGAGCAACGGTAGAACGTCCTGCACATTGCCAGGACTTACCTGACCCAGGATTGCGGTGACTGCACTGCGTGCCCCGTCGAAATCACCAGCAACCAACAGTGCTTCTGCGCTCTGGATCGCACCGCCCATGAGGGACTGAGCGCGCTCTGTTTCCTGGTTATTGATGACCCTCTCCAACTGCTGCTTCTGGCTCTCAGCAAAAGAAAGCAGCGTCGGGCCACCGTTCGGGCCAGAGGTGTTGGCTAGATCCTGACCGGCCAGAGTCAACAGATAGCCACCGCCGTCAGGGTCACGAACGCCGATGGCATAAGTGAGCAGCTGCAGCTGGCTCAGGCTCTCCGCTGTCGGATTCGCACCAAGTCGCTGGATCTCTTTGGCCAGTACCTGACGAGCTGCAGCGGGGCCGAGGTTGTTGGCTGCAAATTGGGTGTCGAGGTCTGCGGCGTATTCAGCTCCGACTGTCTGCATCTGCTCGGCCGCGGCAGCCTGAGTTTCTGGGGTAGCCCCTGGTTGGTTGCTTCCGACATTCAGTCCTCTAACTCGGTTGGCGTAAGTAGTGCCCAGCCTTTCGACAGCCAGGCCAAATTCAGCCAGGCGACCACGCTGCTGAACGATTGCTTGCTGGCCAAAGACTTTGCCCTGGGCAGCGTTATCAACCTCAAAGATCAGAGGCTGCGCGAACTGGCGAGCCTCAGAGGAGAGGGTGTCCCAGCCAGCAGCAGTGAGAGCTTCCTGCTGCCGCTCAACTCTCAGCTGACGAGTGCGAGTGCGGAAGGCTGCATCGTCTTCGCCATCGAGACGAGTGGTTAACGCATCGTCGCGGAAGAGGAATGACTCAAGCGCCTCGTTGTATTGGGCCGCAGCACCTGAACCAAGGGAGGCATTGATGGTGTCGCGAGCAAAGGGATTCCCGATGGAATCGAAGATTGCTTGCTGTTCGGCGTTGCCATTACGCAGTCCACTGCGGAAAGCAGGGTCAGAGAGGAGAGAGTTGGCCTCCTCAATGCCCTTGGACTGCATCACGTCTTTGACGATGGGAGGAACAACCTCAATCGTCGTCTCTAGGAATGCACCTAGCTCTTTGAATGTTTGAGCAGCATTGACGCCAGCTTGCTGTGGGCTGGTCTGGTCGATGAGGCGACCGCTGGCAATGCTGTTAATACGAGCAGAGTTGCCAAGCGATTGCCTGTTCGGCCCTCGCAAGCCGTAGTTGCCGCGGACAGATTCAGTCCTTGGCCGACGGTAAAAGCTGCTCGTCATTGTTAGTTACTTCTTCCCGCCGCCCTTGCCGCCTTTGCATCCTTTTTTGCGTGGCATTAGCTTTAATGAAGGCAACAACCGTAGGTTACCCCCGTGTCACGCGCTTCGGAAGACTTGCTGGCTCAATTACATGGGCTGGTTGGGTTTGAGCTAATTGAACAATTGCAGTCGGAAGATCCAAAGACGCGTATAGCGGCAGTTGATCGTGCAATGAGATTCCTAAAGGATAACAATATAACAAGCACTGTTGAAGCATCTGTCCCACTGCAAACGATACAAGCGAACCTGCCAACAGCAGATGAGCTTGAAAAGTTAATGACTATGACTCCTGATTGATCATGGCTATTCGTTTTCTTGAGGACCTCGCGCAAGAGGAGCTAGCAGGTTCTCCGTACAGGGAACTACCTAAGGATCAGCTGGACCGATTGAAGCAACAGGGTTCACCTATGCCTCCAGGGTTCAAGGAGAAGTATCTAAAGAACCTGCCTAAGAAAGCAGAGTTAGATCCAACCAGCACCGCCAGTGTCAGCGACACGAGCTTGCTCTAGCGTCATCCCCAAAGCCATTCGGTCGAGGGACATGACAACGTGGCCCATATCATCGGCAAACATCGCTTCCAACAAGGCTGTATCGCGAACTTCCTTCTGCTCTTGTTGATTTTGGGCGGCTTGCTCTTGGAACCACGCGAGGGCCATACTCCAAGCGTCAAGCCGGTCATCATGCAGGAGGCTCCCCCGATCGTGAGTGAGCCTTGTCATCTGGAAGAAGAGTGAGTAACTAGCCGACTTTTCGTCGGCTGTTTTCAACATCTCAGCGTCTTTCTCTACAACACGACGGTCAACAGCTAGTCGATGTGTTTGGAGCAACGGCGCAATGGTGTCGATTATGCGCAGTTCTTTTCGCTGGTTTGACCTGATGGGCTCAATACGACAGGGGTGGCCAGCGGCTCTGAGGTAGGGAGCCAGGACCTGCTTGTAGATCTCAAGGCCACCGAAATTAGACTCCACCAGAATTTCGTTGACCCCATGCTGCTTGGCGATTGAAGCGAGCTTTTGCCAGAAGTTATCGTCAACACCACCCAACTTGCCACCTGAATCCAAGAGGTAGTAATTGCCTGCATAAGCTTTGACTACCGCCCAGGCAAATTCGTCACTCCCTCCACCGGAGGGATCCAGGGCCATAACGGTAGGTACGTCGGTTGAGGGTATCGATCCTGTGATAGCTCGGGGTCTGTAGAAACGTGGGTCATGAGCCATGCCGACGCAAGGTAAGTCATCAAGAGCAAGATCTTTTGCCTTCTCAAATAAGAGGGTTTCAGGAAGATGTTGATCAACAGTGACGACCATGAGGTCTTGACAACGAAGCGGGAACCTTTCGACATCAGACAGTGTTGGGTCAAGTAAGAACTGCAATCGCCATTGCATTGGCGACATGGAGAGTTCACGCTGCAGGAGCTCATCATTTGAGAAGCGAGTATCAGTCGGACGACCGTCGTCCTTCCCAACGCGCTGCTCAATTAGAGGGCTCAGACACCCGTTATACGGCGTAATGTCAGCGGGGACACGAGCTGGCCAGGAGCGAGCGTTGTAACCGAGATCGCGCTTCAACGCGAAGTAGATCGAGTCAGTTGAGCTATGTGGTGTACCTAGATAAACAATGTCAGCTTCAGGCGTAGGTTTCAGGATGGATTCCAGTTCGTTGAGTGAATTGCGTAGCTTTTCACGTTGTACCTGAGTAAGACACGTCTGCGGTGTTTCACAATCATCAACAAGGATGAACGAGGCCCGAGAGCCAGTGATCTGACCAGTAATACCTGCAGCCCGAACACTTGGGGACTGCTCGATATACTTGCAGCTACCAACGTCAAAGGCGATACGCGAGTATCTTCCGTCATGGCTATTGGGTTGCATATGAGATAACCAAGGAATATCAACGATTGTCTTCAACACCCACGCACTCATAGCTTCGCTTCTACTCATGGAAGCAGAGATAATGAGAATCTTCTCGTCGGGGTTGTTATAGAGCTTGTAGAGAACAAGCATCGAGGCAAGGGTGGACTTGCCACAACCACGGAAGGCGGAGATGACACGGCGCTTTGGCCCCCTCTCGATGTATTCACAGATTTGCGCCTGGACCGGCGTCAGCCCGCCGTGTTCATCAACCATGCGCGTTTCACGCATGACCGCCGTACAGAACTGAGGAAACGAGACTTGGCTCATCGGCGCTTTCCTTTCTTACGTTGTACTGGCTTCGGCTTACTTCTGACCTTCGCCAAACACTCTTGATACCCAGGAGCGTCCGGGATTCCGGCTTGGTCTAAAAGAACTGTCCAGTTCAATCTTCCGTTGCGCCCTGAGTGTTGCCCTGGCCCACTTGGCGTACAACCCGGTGTACAACCCGTTGGTCCTTCCACTCCGCTCATACAAGATCTCCAAAAAATCTTGGGTGTCGTTGTCGTTTCTCAGGCTCATAGTTCCAATGCCTTAGCGGCTTGTCGGTTGATGGCTTCCTGCAGGTAGGCCCACTTGTCTTCAACAAGGTGATGACTGCTCACGTAACAAGCAGCAGTAATCCCGTTCTCACTCAGAATTACCTTCACGCTCCCATCAGGCAGCGTCTCCACTGACTTCTCGGCGCTCATGAGGCAAGCCCGTAGTCCTTGAGAATCTGAGCCTTGACCTCAGCTTCCAGTTCGGCGCGTTTCTGGTCCTTCCACTCCTGGGCCTTCTTCAGCTGCTCTGCATCCTTGGTCTTT